TATAATCTGTTCGACCTTTACCAGTTTTATTGCTTACAGGACCGCCGGTTATTGCATTAATACCAAAGGTATCACCCGGGTTTGAATAAGATTTTTGACCTTGAGTGCCTAACCCAAAAATACCGTCACCGCCGCCACTCATTGCATTAGATTCATTATTCATGTCAGCAATTAACTGATCCCTTCTTTCATCTAATTTAGTATCATCGAAAAATGTTTTACCTTCTTCGTTTGTATATTTTCTTGCTAATGTTTTATTAATTGTGTCTATTCTTTTTTGATAAGCATCTTGTAATCCATACTTTGTTGGATCTCCAAACTTGCCGCCTGTTATTGTATTTAAAAAACCACCTGATACAGGATTATAATCTTTCATTAATCCACTTTGTATTGTACCATTGTTTACATCATAAAATTGATTCAAGTTTTTTTGTCTTGGGTCCATGTCTGGCATATACTGTCCAATACCTCTCATTATTGAACCACTAGTAGATTTATTTCCAAAAGGCAGGTAGTCCATAAAATTAAATTTATTACCGTCTTGTGTATTATCACTTTGATCAAGACCTGGTAAACCTAATTGAGTTATTTCTTGATCAGTATATTTTTCATACTCTGGATTATATTGTCTGTATTTAGCTATTAAATCTATAGTTTCTTGATCCATTATCTCATTCCTCCTGGTGCAATGTCTAATCTAAATGTACCTAGTTTCCAATTTTTTCCAGCACCTGTATTAGATACTTTTAATGCAATTGATCTAGCTCTAAGTCTAGTGCTTTTAAAATTTGTAGTTTCGGTCGATGTAAAATTTGTAGTTGTTGCAGCGGTATTAGGGTAGTTTCTTGTTGTAAAACTAACTTCAGTATCACCTGTCTGTTCTATAAAATCTGGTATAAACCTGCTTATTCTCATCATATATTCACCATCTCCTCTAAGATCAGGGGTCCCTACCGCTTGACCTGTATTACTTCTTTTCTGAGTAATATCAAAATCACCGGAAATAATGTTAGCATTAATAGCAGTAACGGCATTGCCGGCATTAACTTGATCGGTCCCTGTTTCATGTTGATAGTATATCGTACTTCCGTCAGTATTTCCAATAACATCGTATGAAGCATTATCCGTAGCATCAAAATAAGTAGCGTGAGGTTTGCTGTATACTGCTGAATCTTGCCAAGCTGTTCTAGCTAAACTGCCTATAGTCCAAATAGGTCTTTCTTTAGATGAATCTATATAATTATATGTAACTACTCTATCAACAACACTAGAACCCGCACTACAATAGAACCAGTTTATTTCTCCGAATAGGTTATTAATACCTGCATTAAATAAGTCTCTTGTTATTGAATTAAAACCAAGTCCAGGATCAACCGAGTAAACAAAATCTTCTACCAAACAAGGCATAGATTTTAAATTACCATCATATGAAAAGAAACCATTCTCTGACATCCAATAAGCTGAACCATCAACTTCAACAGCTGAATTTTTACCAATTAAACCACAGTTAGTCCCTGCTTGTTGAAAAGCAAAAGTAAAAGGGGCTCCTACAAATTGCATTAAAAATAATGAAGTATCAGTCCAGACATAGAGTGCGTCCCTACTTTTAATAGCTGACATAATTTTAGAACCTGCAGCAAGCCTTTGAGTACCTGCTGTATTTTCTGCTTTTACAGTATACTCATTAATATTTTCTTGATCAGAAAATCTTATAAACATATCGTCTTGTGTAGATTTATCCCCAATAGTTGTTTCAGTTCCAAAAAAAACTAAGTGCCTATCTGGAGTCGATACTGTCATATGACGTGATGCTGTTGGTGCACCTGAAATAATAGTTGCACGAGTATTTAAAGAACCTACAGTTGAGGCATCCCATTCAAAACATTCGCCATTATAGATAAGAGCAATTAATTTTGTACCAAAATTATCAAGAACCCATAAACCAGGGTTAAGTGTAAACTGTGTAGTCGATGAAGCTTCGCCCCATCCGTTGTAATCCGTAATATTTGTAACTGTTGCACCTGATGAGTGTGTTGTAGCTGTCGTACCGTTTACATTTCTAGCTCCACCACTTAAAGTATTTGTTCCTGTGTTATTTGCTGTGTAAGATATATCTTCAGTTCCTATTCTTATTGTCCCCGATGCCGGAAACGAGTTTGAACTAGCAAGAACAATGTTAGTTGTAGTTGTATCTGTTAATGCAGTAGCAAGAGTACTGGTTGCGGCTCCATTTACGGTACCACCAAATAAACCTGAACTCCAACCAAAACCACTTTGTTGTATCGATGGTCCTACGTTATAATAACAAAGAACAGAAGCAGAACCAGCATTAGTCACAGGCGTGCCAGCCTCGTTAGTGGCCATTGTAATTGTAAAAGTTGTGCTATTTGGTACAGAAGTTACCATAAATTTATTATCTTCAAATGTGGCGTTTGTAAAAGTAGACCCGGATAAACCAGAAACAGCATCAAATAATACTATATCATTATCCAACAAACCATGGTTAGACGAAACAGTTATTGTGACTCTTGTTGATCCTGCTGTACTTGTAAAATTTGCGCCAGTAATTGTAGTTCTTATAGGGTGGATATCATAGAATTCACCATCCGAAAAAACATAAAGGATTCTATTGGTGCCAATTGCAGAATATTTTATACCTACATTATCGTCCCAATTGTGTATAGCTCTTGCAACACCGGTTAGTTTTTCTGTACCTAATTGCTCCCAACCACCTATTTTTTCTGGTGAACCGTATCTAAAACGTACGTTATCTCCATCAAACCACTGACCTTCAGCGCCTGTTTCGGTAACTTGTTTATTGAATCCTGGAGCAAAACCTAATTTTTGTAGCATATAAAAACCTGTTGTATATAATATGTCCTATATATTAATTATGAGTGTAAAGGAAGCATTTTAATATACTGTATCATATCGTAGTTTAAATAGTCCTCTATTGCGTAACTAGATTTTTTAATAGACTCAGTGTTAATTCTATGTAGATTTGTTATATCTGTATCTTTATAGTATGTATTATGTATATTAAATTGCTCTAGTGTTTCAGGTTTTTTTACATCATAATTAATATATCTACTTAAGTCGTTTAAAAATACGTCAGTATTATTTACCAAATCTTTGTAATAAAATATCTTATAATCTTCTTTATTCTTAATTAAATTATTTATACTCCATAAATTTTTACCTATAACTCCTGTTTCAGGATCCATAATTTTAAATAAATATTCATTAATATTATTTTTAGTATATTTTTTATTATCTATTTGTAGCTTTGCAAAAGAAGCTAAACATTCTTCTAAAGGTCTAAGTAGTATTATAAATTTAGGTTTCTTAATTAATTTTTTAATTAAATTTAAATTAACAGGTGTTCCCCATGGTCCTCTATCTATTATCAATTCAGATTCCCAATCTTTATAATATTCAGTGAAGCAGGAGTTTATTACGTTATCTAAAGAACTGTGTTTTGGAAAATTTTTAAATATAGGTGTTTCTTTTAAGGAATGTAGTTGATGTATAATATCTAATAATATTGAATTAGGGCTTAATTTTATTTTTTTATTTTGATTTATAATTGAACCAAGCAAAGTATTCCCTGCTCTTGGAATAGAACATAAAAAAACTATATCCATTATTTGATCTCCTCTAATATTATTGGTGCCCAATGTTTAGCATCTTGAGTTATAACCTGACAATCAAATTTTTCAGGCTTTACAAACATCTTATTAGTATCATCAAAACGTCCCTCTTTTATTGTATTTACCCAAACTATATAATCTGCAGGAAATAAACTTCTTGCTTCAGGCGTTGGGCAAACAAAGTCTGCAATAACATAATTTCCATCATCTTTTAATTTTTTTGCAAAATCTGCCATTCTTTTGGCTTGTCTTATTCTACCCTCTTCAGAAAAATCCCAATCATTAGCTTCTCTTCTAACTTCGTCTGCATTCAATCTTTTTGCATTAAGCATTGGACCAAGCTCATTAGCTAAAGTTGTTTTTCCCGAGCCTGGTAGACCCATGATTAATATTATTTTAAAAACTTTATTCCCCTTTAACTTCTGTTTCTTGATTTGTTTGTAATTTTTTAATCTTATCTCCAAAATTAATATTCCAGTCCATTACTATCTTAGCAATATTGTTACCAAAATGATTAAGAGTTACTGCTGGTAAATGAAGTTTTTTATTATCATTTATTAATTTAATTTCATGTTCTTCAAAAACAATATCACAAGAACCATCTTTAATTGATTGTACAAATTTCATATTTTATTCCTTATTTTTTTAAATTGTTTTTATTGGTTTTATTGGTGGTGTACCCCATAACATTCTTTTGTCTTTCCAGTGGTCTGCGAAAAGACCTTCTGCATCAACATAGTGTAAAAATGCTTGAGCTTGCCAATCGCCTTCAAATTCTTCTCTCCAATGACGTAACTCACAACCTAAATATATTGCAGCATCTCCAGGATCTAAGTTAATTGGTTTTTTATCCATAAAGATTGGCCAAGAAGTTCCATCACCTCCTAAATTTATAGTAACACTAATTTCACAAGCAGGACGGTCTTTATGCGGTTCTAGGTCAGAAAATTTAGTATACATCCTCCAATAGGAATATGTTGGTTTTAAAGAAAGCCCTGTAATTTTTTCCATCTCGGAATGTTTATTTATTAATAAAGATTCCGTTAAATAATCTGCATAAAATGCTGTATCTAAATTAGAGGATTGTTCTGTATCAAAATAATCTCTATTCAACCTATGTTTAATTCTACAATAATCTTTAAAAATACTTACTTCAGAAGTAGTTAAAAAATTTTTTATTTTTCTATATTTAAATTTTTTTATGCTGTCCATGATACGATACTATATCTTTCTCCATTTTTAACTGGTTTTACTGTGTGTGGATATAAAAAACAAGATGGCCATATTATCATTCTATTTTGTTTTTTAGGTATTGCAAACTCTCCCGTACCATCTGGATTTCTAAAACAAAACTCTCCTCCTTCATAATCTTCATTTAAAAAATAAATGCAACTTAAAGTTCTATTATTAATTCCTGAATCATAATGCCAACTATAGTGATCAGAGGCGTTATATTTTAATACTTGTATGGTCTCTAATTCTTCACTGTAAAATTGTTTAATATTATTGTTATTAATATATTTTGATAAATTATTTCTAAAAGTGTGTTGCATTAAATTAAACCAATGAACATTAGTCATTGAGTTAGTAAGATTAGTCAAAGTACATATTTTTACTTTTCTAATATTTTTATTTAATGTACCTTTACCAACTACACCCTCTTCCCAATCGAGCCCTTTACAAACTTTTATAAATTTGCCGAAAGTTTTTGTTGGCAAAATATCATCATAAACAGATATTAAATTTTTTAGTTCCATTTTTTTTTGCGCCAAAATTTACTTTTATAGATATGCATAATTTTTAAATTATAAAACAGTTTACTTTTTTGTAAAAAATTTGTTGAAACAGGTTTTATTTTCATTTTCCAAGTCTCTCTTTTAAAAGGTATAACTTGAACATATGGAGTACCTTTTTTAATAGTAGTATCTAAAACAGGGTATTTATCTCCATTAATAACTATTGGAAAATTAATTTCTTGTTCAAAAGTATCTGTATCTACAATACCTGGAATTATAGAAAATCTATCATCTGTGTTATTTAATGGAGGTAGAAATAAACAGGAATATCCTGGCGGTGTTTTTATAGTCCAAGGATTTAATATTTTTAAAAAAGGCAATTGTTTATTTTTTTCAGCATGTGGAGAGCCTTCTACTTGTTGAGGTGGGTGTGTATTTGGAACTTGCGTAGTTAAATTTATAGACTTGAAAGCAAAGGATGCACCGTCTACACCTGGTGGATGCCATTCAATATCTTTTTGTCCTTCTTTATTTGTAAAGTTATGTACAAAAGCATAGTCTTGAGGTACTTTTAAAAGATATCCAGTTGTCAATGTATCTAAAAAAGGCATGCAACCTTTAACAGTTTTTTTAGCATGTGAATGATTTAATTTTTTAAACCATTCGGGAATATTTAATTTTATAGGTGTAGGGTAATCTTCTTTTAAAGAAACATAATCTTCGTGTGCAAGAAACTCTATAGTATTATCAAACATAAATATATTCTGTATTTAAAGATATTTATATGATTTTGTATAAAAAGTAAATACCTATATTTAAAGTAGTTCTAGGAAATCTACTACAGTATGACCTTGATCAATTAGATGCTCTTCTAAACTTTTATTTAAAGGAACAATAGAAGGAACATCTAGCTCTTTTAAGATAGGTAAATAAGATGTAATAGTAGTTGCTAAAGGTTTATCAGCATTAAATCTTAAATAAAATTCAAATGTTTCTATTAAATATTCTCTGTATGAATTTAGTCTGTCTGCCGTTTCGTATTCAGAAGAAGGTATATTTCCAAGTGGACCTGGAGTTAATGTACGATCTATTGTTTCTAAAGTAACAGTCGAACCGTTGTGACTTACTATTCTTTTTGTTTTTTTTTTAACAGCATTAAATTCTTCAGTTGTTATATCTAAAATATCATATGTAGATTCATCAAAATTTTTATTAGCATCTAAAAAAGCTTGATCTTGAGCGATACGATATACTTCACCTGTTTTAGTAAAAATTATTTTAGCCATATTAAGTCCCTGTATTTTCGTAAATTATCATTACACCTCTATTTCCACCAGGAGCTCCACCGCCACCCGATGGGCCGCCGTTACCGCCTGTACCATAAACTACTTGAGTGGCACTGTTTCCAGTATCTGCCCCAGCAACAAACAATCTACCAAAACTAGTAAATAAAGTAGATGGAGAAGTCGCAGCTGAATTACCGCTAGCACCAGAATTTGCTCCTCCGGGTCCTGAAAAAGTTGCTCCATTTCCGCCACCGCCTCCGTTAAAAGTAAATGTACTTGCCATAGTAGTAGCTCCGCCTGCACTTCCTGCATTACCAGTAGGGCTACCGCCGTTACCGCCGCCGCCGCCTCCGCCTACAGCGTAAGTTTTAGAGAAAGGAGAGGATACATCAACAGAAACAAAACCATATCCTCCTATACCACCAGCACCACCAGAAGGATAAGGGTTACCATTATAAGCACCGCCACCACCACCGCCTCCGGCAAAACCGTAAATACCAGCAAAATTTGCATTTGAATTAGCAGTATAAGTTCCAGAACTAGAACCTCCAGTTACTTGTTTAAGTACTAAAGCACCACCACCTCCTGATCCTGAAGAAGCAGATGTAAGTCTACCCTGTGCGTCTACAGTAATTGAAGAAGATGTATAACTTCCGGCAGTTACTGCAGTGTTAGCTAATTTATCGGCTGTTACTGCGTCATTATTTATTTTGGCTGTGGTTACTGCTGAGTCATTTATTTTTGCTGTCTCAACAGCACTAGCTGCAATTTGAGCTGTGTCTATAGCATTGTCTGCCATCAAGGCGTTCGTAATTTGATCATTTGCTATGTGAGCTGTGTCTATTGAACCGTCCACGTATTGATCACTATCAACACTGTTGGCCGCCATTTTAGCAACCGTCACATTAGAATCAGCTATCTTGGCTGTCGTTACTGCATCGTCTTGAATCATTGCAGTAGTAATTGAATTTGCAGCAACTTCTTGTAAACCTAAAGGAGCTTCGATTACTCCAGTGTTAGTTGCAACGCCATCTATGTAAACAAGTTTATAACCTTTGTCGGTTGCTGACCAAGTGACTGTTGCACCTGAACCTGAAACTGCTTTTAATTGTACTGTGTAAGCACCAGATGTGCTATTTTTCATAATGTAAAAAGTTTCTGTAAGAAGAGGAACTGTTACAATTTTGTTTCCTGTAATTGCTTCTGGTGAAACTGCACCAAGAATAATAATTCTGTTTTGAGCAGCACCTGTTAAAGCACCATCAGCAATAGCCAGTGCTGTAGTATTAGCACCTGTGCCTGCTGCGTTTAAAGTTTGAATTTTGAAACCACCTGTTAATTGTTCAACGAGGTTTAAGTTTGCGTTAGTTTTTGTTCCCCAAGTACCAGCATTTTCGCCGGTAGCCATTAGCTCTATGCCAAGGTTTGTAAAAGTTGATGCCATAATTTGTTTCTCCTAAGCTACGTGTGTTACATCTGTATACGATGTATTCCCTACTATGTCAACATCTTGATAGCCCTGTACAATAATGTTTCCTACACTAGATGTTGTTGATAATCCTGTTAAACCCATTACCTCTGCAGGTGAAATTGAACCTACTGCAGATGTAGCAGAAACCCCTGTTAATGGAACCCCTATTTCAGTAACAATAGATCCTACGCTAGATGTTGTTGATACTCCAGTTAACGGAACCCCTATCGCAGGAACAATAGATCCCACAGAAGATGTTGTCGAAAGTCCGGTTACACCCATTACATCAGCAGGTAAAATTGAACCTACTGCAGAAGTTGCTGATTGACCAGTCAGTAATGCTTCTTCGTTTGATGTAACGTTCACTGACCCAACTGCGGAATCTGCGTGTACTCCAGCTGGAGTCACTTCTTTTCCAGTAAATAAAATCAAACCACCTAGGGTAACAGTTGCTGATTGACCTGTAGGTGTTAATGAAAGACTAGTTGTCGGAGACAATGATCCAACTGCGGAAGTTGTTGAAAGTCCGGTTAGACCTACTGTCTGTTGATTTATCTGTATAGAACCTAATGCAGAAGTTGTTAACTGTCCTGTCGGTGTTAGTGAAAGACTAGTTGTTGGAGACAATGATCCAACTGCAGAAGTTGTTGAAAATCCGGTTAGACCTACTGTCATAGCATCTATAGAACCTATAGAACCTAATGCAGAAGTTGTGGCTAAACCTGAAAGAGTAATGTCAAGAGAAGACTCACCCCAGTTTTCAGCTCCCCAAGTATCTTGTCCCCAACCTGCTGTTTGTTGAACACTGGTTGTAACTGAACCTATTGAAGTTGCCGATTGTAAACCTGTTAAAGTTAAATCAATGTTTAATATAATGTCGACTGTAGTTGAACCTACTGAAGATGTTGACTGTACACCCGATGGAATAACTAATAAACTATCAAAAGCTACAACACTACCAACACTAGAAGTTGATTGTACACCTGTCAATCCCATGACATCTGCAGGTGAAATTGTTCCTACTGTAGATGTACTTGCTACTCCGGTAACAGGGACAATAAGCTCTCCTTGTGTACCCCAAGTGTTTAACCCCCATGTAGTAAGACCCCAAGAATTTGAACTTTCAGTGTTTGCTTGTCCACCCATTCCTGAATGATTAGTACAATAATAATAAAGTTGTGGTGCAGGATTTGCAACTGTAATTTGTGTGTAAGCTCCAGCATTTCCTGGTGTCCCAGAAGTCGTAACTCCTGTTGTGTATTCAGAACCTCCACCATGTGTTCCATTACTTGTTGTTGAAAATCTTAAAGGGTGAGTACTATTAGAGTTATCTGATTGATCAAACTTATAAGTAAATCCTTCTGCAAGATTTACAGTTTCTTGTAAAACTGAATCTATATAATACCTATTACCAGAGCCAGGATTACTTACAGTTACTGTAAAGGTTCTGATTACCGACATAAGGTTTTAACCTTATGCTATACGAAGGAT